CTTGGCTATGTAGTCGCCTTTGCCATCGCTGTCATTTTGCAATGTGATGATGGTCAAGAAGTCACGGTCTGTGAGTTCAGGGTAGATTGCTTTAATTTTTTCGTAAAGTGTCATCATGCTGCCCTCACTAAAACACCATCAAACCACGTTGATGTTCCTGCTGTGTATTGTGCTGTAGTTGCTAAAACATAAGCAAATAATTCAACATAATCAGTTGAGCCATTTAAATAAACTTGTGCAGAAACCCCTGAAGTAAATGTATTTCCATTTGCTGTTCCAAGATTTAAACCAAGCCGATACGAAGAACCATTTTTGTAAATTACTGGAATTGCTCTGTTTGCATTTGTACTAGTTCCAGCATCAAGAGCGCCAGTAATTAGATAATATCCAGCAACATTAGGTGTAAAACGATAATTTGTTGTGCTATCAAAACAACTTGCGGTGTCCCAATTTTCAGAGTTAAAAACCATCTTGGTAAAAACACCTGATGTAATAGTCGTTGTTCCAGTAACAGAAGCACTAAACGCAGGGCCATTACCAGCTACACCAGCGGCAAGTTCAGGCTGTGTGATGATTGCATCAGGCAAGCCACCAGCACTTATGCCAGTAATCGTTCCTGTTCCATTTATTGTGATTGGCATAATAATTCCTTAGAGAACAACCCAGTTGCTACCACTGGGAATAGTTACTGTGATGCCGGAATCGACAGCGATCGGGCCGGTTGACATTGCGTTGAAGTTGGTCGTGATTGTGTAGTCTGCTGTCACTGTTTGGCCGTTCTCCACAAAGACTTGATCGGTGCCGCCGCCGGTAGCGCCACCACCCAAAGCACCCCATGCCGACGCATTGTAGCCCTCAAACTTGCCGGTTGAGGTGTTGTACCGAACCATGCCAGTCACTGGCGTGGGGCGCTGCGCTGTCGTACCGACGTTAAGCTTAGACGCTGTAGTGTCGGTCAGTGAGATTGTGGTGAAGTAAGCCGAGTTGGGCGTCACGTCGCCGATCACTGGCGGCGCGGCAAAGGACGCTACGGTCAAGGTGACGGCAATGTTGTCGGTCGTAAAGAGCAACACATCATCAGCGTCCTTGACCACAAACTTGTACGACGCGGTGCTCAAGAGCCAAATGTCAGCTTGGCCAAGCGAGTTCAAGATGATTGGGTTGGTGTTGGCCGTAACCCCAGCTGCGTCAACGTAAGTCGTCGCTGGTGTGGTCGTGCCCGCTGCGTAGGTAAAAATCTTACCCCCAGCCAAAGGAATGCCATCGGAGTCAAAGAACTGTTGCTTGGGGGTTGGAGAAAGCAATGCCATGTGTTTTCCTTATGGATATTGTGGAGCCATGCCGCTCAAGTCAACACGCAGCGCGTTTTGGTTTTGTTGCGTGGGCGCTAAGGCGTTTTGAGTTTGCGTGATGACGTTTAATTTGGTTGGACTCAAATTAGCTTGCCCCAACGCTCTTAACACATCAAGGCGTTGCGACGCAGGCACTTTCTTCATCAATGTTTGAAAGTTTTCTGCGGACTGAAAACCTTTTTCAAGTTCCTTCAACACGTTTGCGCTCATCTTATCTTTAAGAAGATCAAGCATTTGGTTTGTCACCGTTACTTTGACATCTAAAAAGCTAGGTAAGCGAAACTTGGATTGATTGGCTTCCAAGATTATCTTCATGGCTTCTGCGCCAGCTTGAGTCTGACGCACCACTTCGGCGTTGCGTTTCAACTCTGACTCAACACCTTTGACGACCCCCATTTGCTGTGGCGACAACACTTGGCTTAGGTCGTCGTACCTTGCTGCGCCAGTGGACTTTTTAAGCAGCGCTGACTCACCACGACCTAGCGCAGTCATAAATGGCCCTGCGCGCTCGCCTGCTCCAAGTGGCTGTTTAAGCACATCTTGCATTGCGCCCAAGACTTTGGCTTGGTTGACAGGTGGCGACGCGGCGGCAAAGACTTGCTGGGCGGTTTCGTACCCTGGCAAGGCTTGCTCAATTGTTTTCTTGACGTTAACCAAATTCTTGACAATAAATTTATTGTCTTTGCTAGCAATCAAATCTTTCAGGTTGTCCAATACCGAAGAAACTTGTTGAGCGTTTGTGCTAGCTTCTAACCCATTTTTTACTTGGTTTAGCGCGGACACAAGTTTGGCGTTGCCTGGATTTGCGGCCAACAAGCCGTCAATTTGTTGCGTCAACGGCAGCACGTTAACCGCCGTGGTAGGTTTCGTAGCGGCGCTATAAAACGGATCGCTTATAACGCTACGCATTTTTTCCGCCGCGCTTAAATTAGGCGTGACACCTTGCAAACGCGCTAAGCGGTCTGCTTCTTGGGCTTGTTGTATTGCTAACGCGCGCCCAGGTGCCGTCTTGGACTCAACTGTTTGGCCAAGATATTGAACTTGAGGTGATGACACGTCAGCTAAGGCTTGACGCACGGTCATGTTCGGCGTTGCGGTTCGCAATGCGTTTAATGCTTCTTGAATATTTTGTGGTGATCTACCTTCTTCGGTCAACGCGTTGCGCACAATATTACCTGCGCGGTTTGTTGCGCGTTGGCCGGTAAGTGCATCAACCACGTTACCTGTGCCTTTTGCACCTAGCGCCAAGCCGTAGCCAGTCGCCGCAGTAACAGGTGCCAATGGGTTGGTGTATTTGGCCGCAATTTCAAAAGGCTTGGCTATTGCGTCAAATGTTGCAACAGTGGTAGCTGCTTGGCTTGGAGACGGGCCAACCACCTTCCCTAATACCCCCGAACCTACACGGCCATAACCTTTAATAGCCCCCGCGCCGCCGGTAAACAGCATAGACAGATCAGACGCCGCGCCGACAGGGTCGGTGGCCAAAGTGTTCTTCAACGCTTCAACGCTGCCGTATCGGTCTTTGTATATACCGCCAACAGCATTTGCTGTATCAACAGCACGTTTGGCTGCTTCAGGATTGTTGTCAATTCGGTTGACCAAATCAACAAGTTCTTTGGGCAACATATTTTGCAATGCGCCAGCGCCAATGTCCAACACACCCGACACTGTTTGCACAGGGTTTGTGATGGCAGTTACCAAACCTTGGTAAAAGTTTGCGGCGCTTGGCCCAAGGTTAGTTAACGCTTCCCCAGGCACATCTGACCAGTCACGGCGTTGCTTAGGAATACCGCTACTAGTTTCCATTTGAAAGCCTGGCGGCAACTTTACGCTCTCCGCTTGCGGAGGAGGCGGCGCGGCTTGCTCAAGTTCGAATCCAGGTGGTAAAGCCATTACTTACCTCCTACTGGTGTCCAAGTAGCGCCGCCGTCAAGGGACTGTATGCGCTGCTTTGTTTTTGGGTTGGTTGCAAAGATTGCGTTTGGCGATAACGGCGGTACTTTAATTGGGTTAACAGGAATACCTGTCCCTTCAAGTGCTGTTTTAGGTATTTCTTTAACGCGTGTGCTCCATGCCTCCGCGCTTCGAGTAGCAGTTTGATGTTGAAGCGTGGCCAATCGTTTAAGTGCTTGCGGCGTAAGGTCAATTGTGCCGCCTGCAATACCTTGCAAGAATTTAAGATCTTTGTCTGTAAAGCCTTGCCCAGTACCCAAACCAGCACCTTTAATTGCGTCCAAAGTGCTTTGGCCTGTAGCCGCAACAAGTGCCTCGGTGTTGGCAATTCTTTCGCTATTGTTTGCGCCCGCCACGTTCAACGCGCGCGCAATGTTCAACTTGACATCCGCAGCAGGGCCAACAAATATGTTGCCTTGGTTTACCAAATCAAGTATTCGATTTGCGCTCTCTGCTAATTGAGGTGCTTTACGAGCAGTTTTTAACAGTTCTATATCCTCATCTGCGACGTTTCCTGCAAATTTCTCCCCATATTTCTTTTCGGTACTGACGTTAAGATTAGTAACGGGAGCGCTAGATTTAGCAATATCTTTCTTTTGCGCAAACACATTGGCAGGCAATGGCACGTCAGCGTAAGTACCGACAGACTTAGGCGCGCCACCAAGCCCAGGTGTTTGTACGAGTTGCTTTTGACCGCCTTGGTCAACAACAGACGTAGTTGACTTGTTCAACTCCATAAACTTTTCAGTGCCAAGTTTAGATTGGTTCAACAGATCTGCAAAAGCTTGTGGGCCTTGTTGCACAGCTTGTTGAATTCGAGCTATAGACTGTTCGGGCGTAATTCCGCGCGCTGTTAATTCGGGGCCAAGAATAGGATCGGCATGATTGGCTCGAATCCAACCAAGATATCGTTCTGGCGCAGTGCTATCCGCAGGATTAATCGTGTCTAAGAATTGACGGGCTTGTTTCAGTTTAGCGTCCACTAGATCAGTTTTACTTTTAGCTAACGCTGTTGGTTGCGCCGATACTTCACCTTGTGCTTTTTGACGCAACAAATCTTCTTTGTCTAATTCAATCAGCGTTTTTTCAATCGCAGGTATCTTAGACCCAAAGCCACCTCTAGCCAAAGATTCGCGTAAAAGGTTGCGGTTTAGCTTTCCTGTAGCAGGATCGTATGCTTTAACATACGCTTCGTTAAGCGCGTTTACCGATTCTTCTTCACGTTTTGCCGCATCTAATTGGTATTGGGCCAGCGCGTTTTGATTGCGCGCGTTTTGAAATTGCGCCACTTGGCTATATTGAGCGAGAGGATTTTCAATTTGTACTGGTCTAATGCCAAGAGCAATGTTTGAGTCTATGGTCGCCATATTATGTCCTTACCCAAGTGATACAGATGGTCTGTTTAACGCACCAATAAGCGCTTGATTTTGGTAATAGTTTAAGCCCGTACCCAACGCGCTTGTCAACGCGTTTGCTTGGCCAACGTACCCCGACGCGCGGGCATTTGCGCCGCCAATCAAAGCATTTGAAGCATTTGCGCCGTAATTGCCAAGAGATGCGTTAATGTCGCCTGTCATGGTTTGGCCGTAGCCGCCAATTGTGTTGGCCGTAGTCTGACCTTGCCCAGCCAAACTTTGTAGCGGCTGCAACAGATTACTGCGGTTAACTTGATACCTGTTAAACGCGTTAGTGTATTCTTGCGATCCTAAATCTTGGCCAAATCGTTGCAGTGCTTTGCCGGTGCCGCCTGACAACAAACCGCCACGGGCTGCGGCAGATCGTTCCAAGGCTTTTGTGCCTTCGCTTAGGCGAAACGCGTAACCTGGATCGGCTTGAAAATCCGACATACCAAAGTCTCTAGTTGCTGAACCGTAGCCTTGCGCGCTAGTGTTACCGCTTAACCCAAGCACATCCATCAAACGATTTTGGCCTTTTATGCCTGCTTGGCGAAATGGTTCTTGTAAGCCAACATTAGCCGCGTATTGTTCCCGCGCCAACGCGATCTGTTGATCGGAAATGGCTTTGGACATATCAGCGGACTGCGTCGATGCTTGAGATTGCGCGCTAGCAGCTTTACCCGATGCCTGTGAAGTTAGGTAAGCACCACCTACAATTGCTGCCGCTGTCCATCCTGCCATGTTAATTCTCCTTATAACATTACGTTACATTTTGTTTGCATTTTACTTGCTACCACAACGCAAATATCAAGTGCTGTTTTCTTTACGCCCATTGAAGCATCAAACATTTCGTTAACTTCAACGTCATCCATTCCTAACTTGTACAAAAAAGCGCGGTATGCGATAGCGGCTTTTTGTTCTTCAGTTCGACTATCGCCTAGCCCATGTTCCGGCACGATATACAGCCTGTCCTCAAGTTTTAAAATATCTCTGCAATTGTCTGAATTAGCGTATATGTCCACCCAAACAACTTCTTCTTCAAACACTCGGCCAGCGCGTTGTAGACCAGCGCAAGCAGCAAATTCAAAAGGGCCGGTAAAAGTTTTTACGCCGTCTTCTGTGTTAACAGCAATCGTACCTTTTTCCAACCGCACGTGATAATCAGTTTTATGCGCCGCGCCTGTTAAAACAGTCCAAGCTGGGATTGTAATCTTGCGCTCATAAATGCCTGGTTTAAAAGTATGCTCCGTAACAATATCAGCTTGCGGCATTTTTAAAAGCTCTGCTTCCAACGCTTGTACTTTGCCCGACATGGGCAAAGCTAGCGTGGAATCTGAAGCTATGACTTGCACTATGAAATCTCCCGACCGCTGGCGCGTATGTTGATGGCACTGGCTGTTCCGGCGATTGTAGAAATAAAACTGTTAGGAGACAATATCTGGCCAACAAGTTCAGGAAAAGTGTAAACCTCAGACGCGCCCAAAGATTTGGTTTTAGTGATCAGATTTTGGTTACCTGCCGTGTCGGTGTAGGTCACCAAGTTCACGCTAATCGTGGCAGATGAGGCGCTGAAATTGGTGGCAGTAAATTTATCAATGATGGTTGTGACGTTGACGGCAGTGTACTGAGTTGTCTGCGTGGCTTCAGCAACTTTAGCGGGGATAAGGTTTTTTGCCGTTACGGTCATGGTCTTTCCTTAAACAACGACCCAAGTAGAGCCGGAAGAAACGGTCACCGAAATACCGCTGTTTACAGTCACAGGGCCAGCAGACAAACCATTGTTTGCAGTGGCGATAGTATAGCTTGTGGCCACCGTATTGGCGTTAATTTGTATGCCATTGCTAGAAACATGCGCCAAAGCCGTCAATTCGCCCGTGGACGGCTTGTACAAGTAATTGGGGTTGCTGGTGTAGATTGTGGTCGGTGTGCCAGTTGTAGCCGCAGCAAACAGCGGGTACAAGTTGGACGTCGTGGCTGTGTCGTTGCTGATTGACGCGCCCGACACGACCGTTGCCCATGTGCCGTCACCCCGCCAATAAGTCGAGGCCGACGCGCTGGTGCCGCTGTTCAAGTTGGTGACCGGCAAGTTGCCGGTGACTTGAGTGGCCAAGCTCACGTTGCTCAAGGTGCCGCCCAGCGTGATGGTGCCTGTGGTCGTGATTGGACCACCTGTCAGCGTAATGCCGTTGACCGTACCGCTGGTGGCCACCGAGGTGACCGTGCCGCCAGTGTTGCTTGAGTTGATGGTTTGGTTGGGCCAACTGCCTGTAATGGTCACATTGGTGCCCGCTACCAGCGCAGGTGTGGCCGTGCCTGAGCCGCCGTTGACCACCGCCACAATGCCCGTCACGTTGGACGCAGTGCCGGTAGTGTTTTGGTTCAGCGTGGGTACATCCGCAGCCACGATGGCTCGGAAGACCGGCGCGCCTGCCGAGCCGTCGGGCGCGGCAAAGAAAAAGTTGGCCGTTTGACTGGCCAAGGTGCCGGTCAGGGTGCCTGTTGTTGTAACTGGCGAGCCGGACACAGTAAAAATGGCGGGTAGGGATAACCCTACAGAAGTGACCGAACCGCCGCCAGTGCCCGCGCCAATGGCCGTACGGAAGCTGGCCGCGTCTAAAGCGCTGATGGTGTTGTCGGCGTTAAATTGAGGAAATGTGACCGCGCTAGGGTTGGTCAACGTAAACATGTTGCCACCGATGGTGGTGGCCCCCAAAGACGTGCGGCCAGTGGCGGCTACCAAATTGGTTGCGCCGCCGTCCCATTGCAGCCGTTCAGAATAAGCCGTATCCCATTCAGTCTGCTTGGCGGTGGTAGGGATTGAGTAGCCTGCCGTAAATGTCACCGCCAAAGTGCCCGCAGACGTGATGGGTGAGCCTGTAACGGTCAGGCCGGTTGGCACGGTCATGGCCACCGAAGTCACCGTACCAAAATAATCTTCGCCTGCGCCGGTTGGTGGGCCAATTTGCAATTCATCCAGCGTGGTCGTGTTACTACCGCCGCCGGTCAAGTTAAACAAGTTTAAAAAGAACCGATACCATTCACGCGACATCAAGCCTGTCCTGGGGTCAATAAAATCGACCCGCGAGGAAGGTATGTTCGTTATATTAAGTAATTCAGGCATTGGTCGGGCTTAGTATTAACTCAGCACCGACAATGGCAATCTTTACCGGATCGGTGCCAGACACCTCATAAACTCTGTCCCGCAACTTGAGAGTCATGCCCAATCGCCGCCAAAAGACGCGGTGAAAGTATTGCCCAATTTTGCCCATTGATGACCAATGCTCATTGCTCCATGTGTGGCCACCATCATCTGACCAACGCAACATGACTTGCGGGTCGTTGCCTTGACCAGTGACCAATCCAATGCCTGATTGGCAATCTAATTGCAGACTGTGATGGGCGGTGCGTTTTAGGTTATTTTGGCCAGTAGGTAGTGCTCTCCATGACCGCAGCCATTTTTGAATGCCACCATTGTCAGCAAATACATCAAGGTCAAAACGGTAGATATTGCCGTTTTCATAGTCGCCCACAATAATGTTGCCGCCAAAATTACACTGGCAGTTGGAACGGTGGCGCATAAATGCACCGTTGTCCCATCCTGCGCGCTCATGCCACGCGCCGGTGGCTACGTCGTAAACCCATGTGGCGTTGCCGGTGGGGAACGTCAGCACGTAAAAAGCATGGCCTTCTTGCTGGTATGTGTAGGCAATGGCGTCGGCTAAATTGCCGTATTGGGCAATTGCATACTCGACCGCGTGGGTAGATACCCTAGTGCCGGTGTAGCCGTTGGCTCGGTAGACGATGCCTTGGCCACGGGCGTCAGTGCCTAGCCAGAACAAACCGTTGTCCAGCTTGGCAATGGAAAAAGTAGCCACACAACCAATTTCGTTAAACGCGCCTTGAATGCGGGTCAAAGGAAAGTCGGCCAAGCCCGCGTCGTACCAAACTTCGACCGAATCAGTACCAAACAGCCATGCTTCGCGGTGGTCAACAATCAAGCCAACCAAACCGTCAGGCGAGCCTTCGGCGCTGGCAAAATCCAACGCGTCGATCTGAGTACCTTCAAAAATGCTGGTGACCCACACTCTTTGGCTATTAGGTTGGGTAAACACAAAATAGCCGTCCAAATAACCCACAGTCAACGCGCCAGGGAAATCTGGGTCAGTGATTTGTTGAAAGACGTTGGTGACTTCGTTGTAGATGTAGCTAGGGCCGTTGCAGGCAAAAAAGATCTGTGTGCCGTTGTCAGCGATGGAAACTGGGCCAGTGCCCGACACGGTGCCCAAAAGCGTGGGGGTGCCGGTCATGCTACTAAGCTTGAATACTTGAACGCCCGACACGACGTAAAAGTCAGTGCCGTTTGTTTGGTGCGCCCACAGCCCACGGATGGGGCCTGTGCCGATCGTTTGCAGAAATTTAAGGCCAGGGCAGCGGCTCAGGAAAGCGGCCTCTTTGCCGCCTTCTGGAATGACCTCTGGGAACAGATTGACCATGCGATTGTCGGCAGCATTGACGCTGCGCGCAACGTAGCTGGAGCCAAGAATCGGGGTTTTCATCAATAGTTACCGGCATAAATGTTGAAACGCTGGCGTGAGGCCACAATGGCGTAAGGCATCGACATGATGTCGTCAGGGTTGTTGATGCGCTTCAAATTGCGCTTGGATGTCATTGCAATGCGCTGGACTTGAGGGCTAGGCTCCACGCCAAACTCAGGCGCAATTTCCATTGCCAAATTGTATGTAAATGCCCGTAAATAGCCTGGTGGGAACAGAATATCGGTCACTAAAGTGGCAGGCTGACTCAATTCTTGAACCGAAATAAAGTGCCATTCCAAGTCGCGTGTAGGACGCGGGTAAATGTACATTTCAACATCGGGATAAGTCATATTGACAAAAATGACTTGCGGGTACGTGCTGGTCACAGTCTTGACTGCAATGCCGTTGTACTGTTGTTGGTTAATGAATTTGATGCCGTAAGACACATTAGTGCCTGCATCGCGGTAGTAGGTGGCGTCATCTAGCAAAACTGGGCGCAAGCCTACAAAGTTACCCGATGGGCCAAGAGTGCGCTTAATTTCACCGGCAGGCCAAGTAAATATTTGATCTTGAGTACTAAAAACAGCTAGGCGTTCAGTATTCCATGAATCAATCATTTGATTCAGCGCCATTAATGCGTCTTGGGATACGGACGCGGAAGGTGTTTCACCTTCAGCCAACACACCAAGCAATCGTAATGCTCTATTGATTTGATCGCCAGCAGTGTAAATGGCCATGTTTATGCTCCTTGTTCGACCACCTCTGTGGGTCGGCTACGACGACGTTTAACTTCCAATTCGTTGACGACAGGAGCCGCCTCAACAGGCGTATCTAAAGTATATCGTACCCAGCCATTTTTTTCATCTTCTACGGCTTCAAGCTCCATAGTTGCGACTTTGGCACCGTGAACGGGGTGAGACATGTAGATAACAGACATATTTTGAAAAGGGGCTGTTTAGGCCCCTGGTTGGTTTATACGTTGTGGATCAACGCAAAGTTGATAACTACAGCCTCTGACAGCGAGCCGCCAGAAATGTTACGCAAAGTAATGGTTACAGCACCTGCGGACAAGCTAGACACCCAACAGTTATACGCACCAGCGGTAGCGCCAGAGCCTACGTTCAAAATCAAAACATCATTTGCAGAAATGAAAGAGTTAGTCAACGTGAATGTCACGTTGGTAGCGCTTGCCAAAGCAGCATTGTTTGTTGTGATTTGACCAGCAGACTTGTTCAAAGTCACGCCTGTAGATTTACTTGTAGCTTGCGTTACAGTACCTTGAGCATCACTGGTGTAGCCCAATTGCTCACCTGACAACACATACTGTGCGCCAATGATGTCTTGGTCTAAAAAAGCGACGCCAATTGATTTGGTGTTTGACATGATTTTTCCTTTAAGAAAGGGGGCCGAAGCCCCCATTCAGGTTTACATCAAAAATGCAGAGTAAGCTGCGTCGCCAGTCTTCACAAAACGGTATGTGTACGCACCGAAACGTGGGACAGTGACAGAGCCATAGATCGTGATACCTGTGCCAGCCGTGACTGGAACGGTAGACGATGCGCCTGTGTTGTTGTTGTTGCAAATGGTCAAGCTGAAAGCTGAACCAACTTTTGCACTTGGGATAGCTGCATCAAGCAACGCTGCTGTGGGCAGAGTCACTGTCAATGTAGCGTCCGAGGCTTTTGCACAAACAACCAAACCAACTGCCACTTGAGCAGCAGTCAATGTGGCGTCCGCAGTCAAAGACGCGGGGATTGTTTGAACTGTAAGTTGAGCTTCTGTCAGATTGCCGTCACCAACTTGGTAACCGCCTGCGCCGTTAGGTAATGCCATGATAATTTTCCTTAAAAAGATTTAAAAAACAGGGCCGAAGCCCCATTTGGTTAGCCCCAGATGCGGCAGCCCATTTGTGGGCGGATGGTGCTGAAGCCATACAAAACGTCAATACGGCAAGGCATACGGTCGTTGTTGATGTCGTACTGACGAACAACGCGCAAGCTGATACCGTTATGAACTGCGCGAGCAGCCATATCGACGCCTTGGGGCAACAACAAGTCGGCGGTCGCAAAAGTGATCGCGTCTTTGTGGTAGACCAAGTTCTGAGCGTACTGGCTAGAAGCAGTACCCACGAACACCACGGCCTTGCTAGTAGCAGGCAGTGAAGTCATGGTTGCCAAAGCATGGCTGGCCGAGTACATAGGGGCCACGGTCACAGTAGCAGTGGTAGTGGTGGTTGAAGAAGCCAAAGCCACAAACTGGAACAACGAACCAGTGGATTCACGGGTTTGTGGGTTCACAGCGTAGACATCAGCGATCGTGAACACGTCACCAACAGCGATGGTTTCACCAGAGCCGACAGTCAATGTCAGAGTTGATGCACCTTCAGAAGTCACAGCAGCGCCGGTGGTGTTGCCAGTAGCAGCACGTGTGCCGGTGGTGTGTTGCTTGATTGACTGAGACATGTTGACTTCATCAAAGCCCAACACGCCAGTGCCCATCATGCCGTTCTTGAACTGCTTGCTGATGGTGTCGGTGGGGTTAAACAAACCCTTCATGCCTTCAACCAAACCAGCGTTAGCAGCGGGGTTGACGGTAGCGTAACGTGGAGACATCACGGCAGCGTTTTCGTTCAGCTTCTGTTGGGCTTGCAACAAGACCAAAGAAGTAGAAGGAGTGGTGCCAGGGGTGCCAACGGAGTTACCGATGGTTTTGTAAGCATTGGCAACGTCAGCATCAATGCTGGAGGCCAATTGGCTAATACGAGGCTTCAGGACACGCTCTGCGAAGTCGTCCAATTGCATGGTCAATTCAGCAGATGTGAAGTTCACGCCAATGTGCTTTTGTGAAGCAACAGTCAAAGTGGTGAACTGTTCGTTGTCGTCTTGAACTTGCAAGGCGGCACCGTCAGTTACCAGAGCGCGGTCGGGTAAACGGATACGCAGTGTAGAACCAATCTTGGCACCTTCAACAGCGAAGCTGTCGTCGTACTGACGGTTCACGTTACGAGTGAGCACCAGGTTGTTCTCGAGAATCTCAAGAGCTTTGCGGGTGATCATGTCGATCGTTAAGATACTATTAGACATGGAAAAAATCCTTCAAAAATTGTTTAGCGGTTGGCTTGCGCTTGCCACTTTTTCATCTGCCTTGCTCTTTCAGCTTCAATCCACTGCGAATCGGTCATGGTCTTGGTAGACCGTGGATCCGTAGTGTCATAAGCTGGGCCCCCAGAGGAGCGAGCAGTAACAGGTGAAATCGGTGCTGGCGCAGACGTGGTTCGTTTCACGGGAGGATCGTTGGCCATTTTGGCCTCAATCTTCCCAATTTCTTTAGCTTGCACGATAGGCGAAAGACGAGAAATTCGATCTGCTTCCTTGGGGTTAGCACCGAGGTAGTAAGCTACTTCAGGGCCTATGTCCGAGGCTCGGATCGACTCAGCCATCACGTCTGTGATTGGAAGTTTCGGGTTGTATGCGACTTGTTCAAAGTCATCATACTTAGACCGAGCTTCTTCTTCCTTTTCGTGATAAGACTCAATGATTGCAGATTGCTGCCTTGCTTGTTCTCGCTGGGCAAGCAGTTGTTCGGCTTTCTGATATGCCAATGCATCTGCATAAGCTTCAGTGCTTTCAAACTGATCGACTGACGGAATACTTGCTGGCGCTCTCAGCGTTTGGGCTTCCGCTTGACGTTGAGACTGCTCTCTTTCCCACTTACGTTGTTCTCTTGCAAGCCTTTTGCCGATTGCTGCATCAAGTTCTTCTTGGGTAAAAACCCGTGAAGGCTCTTTTGCTTCTTCAGCGACTTCCGGCGTTTGATTTGCTTCCTGAGTGGCCGTCACTTCTGGAGCTGGCGCGGAGTCTACTTCCGCTAAGGGTTGTTGGACTTCTTCAGTCATTTTTGAATCTCAATGATTCCCTGGTGAACCGCACCAGTACGGGTTTTGATTATTCGAAAATGATCGTTGCTGACACTGTACCCGAAATTACCACGTAAATGCCATTGTTGACGTAAATACCGTCAAGAGGGAACACATACGAGGTCGCAGCGGCAGGTGTGAACACACTCAGAACAGTCCGAGTTGTGGTCGCAGCAGCAGAGTCATAAACCGTGATGGTCGGCGTGGAAGAAGCCGCGCTGACAAAAATACCTTTAAGTTTGCCGCCCATTGGCTTGATGTTGGCGGTTGCGGTGATTTGTGCAAAATTTGCCATGATGTTTCCTTACGCCAAAAAGCGGAGTTTATACAGAGTTGAAAGATACAACTCAATGATGTTGTCGATGAGTTGTTGCAACGATGAATCAGACTTGTCCACCACTTCGTAGCGGCACTTTTCAATGTCATCCAACTGCCCTTGCAGAAAGTCAATAATGTTGGATGTTTTGGTGGCTGAATGCAAAGTGATTGGCCCCATCAAGCCATGACGGCCTTGGTAGGCTTCAGCAAATGCGTCAGCGTGGTCAATAATCTCATCATAAAACGTATTGAGCGCAACGTGCTTGGAGTAGCTACGCGTGTTCAAGTGGACGCTATGCGCCACATCACGGGCGAGGAACAACATTCCTACAAAATCAGCGGCCTTGTACATCATTGGGGCATTCCTTGTGGTGGCATCATTTCGCCTTCGGGCATCATTTCGGGCATTATTTCATCAGTTTCGCGGCCAGGCATTTCGTTCACCAAGTCACCAGATGTAATCATGCCATGTACGGTGCCGAGCACAATGTCTTGAATTTGATCAGGCGACATGCTAGCTTGAACAGCCGAAATACGTTGTGTTTCAGCCTGATACGCTTTAACAGTAGCCTCAAAATCTTTGCGCTGCATGTCTTGCGCTTCAATGGATTTACCCACGTTTTGCAACATCTGGTACATCTGTTCCATCTCTTGACCCATCGCTTGGATCTGTTGCTCGGCGGCTTGCAGTTCGGGCGGCTTGTCGCCGTCGGCCATGAGTTTGGGGTCAATGGTCTTGGCAAACCGTTTGGCCATCTCTTGCGCACCAGGCCAATCCATGTTCTTCACAAACAAATCGCCAGCCACAGCCCACAGATTAGGGTTACCCTGCAACAGTTGAGCCATTGCTTCCAAAGCCTCTTGGCGTTTGGTTGCGTAGCCTGGGCCGGTCGCCACCACCACGTCGTACTTGCCGACGTTGGGGTTGTAGATCTTGTCAATCACAATGTCGTCTTGCACAATTTTCTTGACCGGCTCTTGCTGCATCGGGTCAATCTTGACCATTTTGGTTTCGCCGTCTATGCCGATGATGCGAGCCACGCGCTGTGTGTCGTAAATCTTGGGGATCAAGTCCACCAACTGACGCACGATGTGACGTACACCACGGGCTAAGTTGTCACCGTAATGGTAAGTACCCACATCGCCTTCGCGTTGGCGAGCCAAAATGGCTTTTCCTGAGCGTTCGTTTGAGCCCATGCCCAAAGATGCGTTGTATTGGCCAGTGGATGCCTTAATGTCTTCAGATGCGCCTGCTTTGGCTTGCAACAGACCGCTGGAAGCCATTGGGGGCTGGGCACGTGCAGGCAATGGCAACACAGCGCCTTGGCCGTCGGTGACGTCTGGATTGACTTCCAAATACGGCCAGTTGGTCGTGTTTGCAGTCTTCCATTGGTTTTCATAACCTTCAAACTGGCCACCGTAGCCAATAAATGGCGCTTTAGGTGCCAAGGCAAGCATCTCTGCCTCTTGGCTTACCCAGTAGTTGTACATCCGCTGCGCGTCTTTGGCGTTGCGCACCAAGCCCGACACATACAAGCGACCATCGACTTCAAATTCATTGCCGACAATTCGGACTACGGGGATGTATTTCCCCGCCCAATCGCGTTCTTCAAGAATTTCATAGCCGTTAATCTTGCAGTATTTAATCTTGACACGATCCGATTCACGAGATTTTTTAGGTCTGCCATAAATTGCTTTCAGTTGTTTGTCCTCTGGGGTGCCTTCAAAAGCGGTCATGTTTCCAGGGTACAGGTTAAGCGTTGCTTTGTCGTAATCTACATAGTAGTAGTCAGCAACGCGGACGGTATCTTCCATGAGCCATTGGCTCAGATTTTGGTCGCCAACACCTAGCGTTTGCAAGGTGGTGATGGGCGCAGAGTTAGGGTACATCCGCGTGTATTCGTCTTTGGTGATGTCTTCAGTAATGAAGCACCACTTAGCATCTGCGCCGGTTGGGTCTTGGATCGTTGGATCCATGTAGACGCTGAATGAGTTGCGCACACGGCCAATCTTGATGTCTTGATCAAATGTGTTTTCGTCGCAGTATTCGGTCAGAATGCGGATGTAACCTTCGCCGTAAGAGACTTGGTTTTCACAGGCTGTGTCGTAAGCAACGTCGGCGTCTGAGATGTATTCGATGTGTCTAACCATGCCGTTGAAGATTTCTGCGACTTCAACATCTGCGTGGTCATCGGCTGGAATAACTTTGCCACTTGGGCGGTTTTGTCTTTGGTCATTGGTCACCTGCCTTACGTGCTGAGGCAACTTGTTAACCGTCAAGCACGGTCTGGCGTTGATCGTTTGACCTTGCACAGAACCACGGGTGGCCAACACGTCCGCAGGCCATTGCCAGCGGTTGTCAGGCGAGCCAGCGTAGAACTTCAGGTCGTCAATTTCATCTTCGCGGGACTCAGACAATGCGCCAATGGCCATGTCCAAACGCGAGCGAGCAGTCGCCAAGACACTAGACTCTGAGTCCTTTTGCTTGCCGCCGTTGGCCACAGCACCGGCTGCGGCGATGCCTGTGTAGTCTGTCATTTCTTCTTCTTTTCTGCTTCGCGCTTGACGCTGTAAGCAATTGCCACGGCCTGTTTCACCGGCTTACCGGCAGCAACTTCGGCCTTGACGTTCTTGCGAAAGGCTTCGGGTGTTTTTGATTTAACTAGCGGCATGTTATTTCCTTGTTATTGCGTTAAAAACGCGCAATCCTATAGGAAATGGCCCTTCTTGAGGTGTTTCTTTAGCTTCTTGCAAAAATTTTAGCTTGGGTGGCATCATTTGGTCTTTACCTGCCATTGGGCCACCGCCAGTTAAATGGCTCATACTGGTAAGCATTGCTTTTTCAATTTCTTCATCATATTCTGGGTTTTTCATGGCAGACATCCATGATTGACGAGCAGTTGGCGCGTCGTATTTAGCGCCGCTCCCTTCCCACCCAGCAAAAGCAATTCCACCTGGCATACCAGACAAAAACGACATAATTTCAGCTTTGCTATTTTTACTAAAGTCTGGCATGTTATTTTCCTTTTTTCGCAGTTTTAGCTGAGTCTTTGAAATCTTTGGCGGTAGGTGCATTCTTGCTGCCAGGCTTGTTCATCTTCTCGCCAGAGCCCGCTTTGATACGCGCTTGCTTTGCGTGAATGTTTGCATAGAGTCCAGGTTTGGTAGCCATGTCAACACTTCCATCGTTTAAGAGCCGCTTTAGCGCGTTCGCCGTCTTTGGCGTTGGCTGCTACAGCGCCCATTCTTGCACAAAATGAAGCCTTGCGGCCTTTATCTGCTTCAGTCTTAGGGTTGGGTGCTGGCGCTTTAAGGTTAGAACCCGTTGCCGCATTGTACTTCGCTCTGCCTTTTTCAGTCAAACCAGCGCCCTTAGATGTGGGTAGCTTCTCGCCGCGTCCAACACTGAGTGATACTTTTTTTGTCATGATCCCATCCATGATGCGTTGACCCCACTACCCTGCATGTTCACGCGGCGGGTTGGCTCAACATATTGTCGATGTGCCACTGGAAACGCAAATGTAACAGCAATTGCGTCGGCGGCGTCCGGTGACGCCAGCCCCCGCGACTTCATGTCCTTCTTGCTCTCCAAGAAGATCGTTCCCCGTGAGTCAGGCTTCATCATAGGCGAAATCAGATCCGTTTTCAAGAACCTGTCGTTTGGAATCGCCGCCGTTTTCAGCCATTCGCGCATGTCACCCCACATCTGCGCGCGCATATTGCCGTACATAACTGGGTTCTTGGCCTTGTTTCCAAAGTTCACGCCCTTGATTTTGTACCGCTGCTCTTTCAGCCGGTCCACAATCCCAGCCCCCAGCCCACCCTCGTCGATCACGACTAGCGTAGGCTTAAATTCCTCAATCGCTTCGATCACATGCCCCACCACCGTCATGGTGTCGTCGCCTCTGTGCCGCATGATCTTCACAATGTCGCGCCCTTGCCGCACCGCGATGACCGTCGCATCCGCTCCAAACCGTGCGGGGTCTACACCGATCACGATTGGCGCTGACTGATCCTGATACTTATTACGTTTCATGGCGTCGTCCACGATGTCAGCTCCGATGAACTGGTCATCGCCCGCGTTGGGGAACTGACCGTACACCTCAACGTGCGCTTGGGCTGAGTCTGGCCCATATTCGGCGATTATTCGCTCATATACCTGTTTGTCGGTGCCTTCGACCGTGCGGGCGTCCACGACGCGGGTCTTCCAAAACTCACGTTTGCTGTTAAACGCTTCGTAAAAGTACCCAGTGTTGCGCCGTGGGTTGGAAAAAGCCATCCAAAAGCGGTTTGGCGTGTTTTCTGTGAAAAAACCACCCGTCACCGCCCAAATTGAGTCGTCAATACCTGACGCCTCGTCAAAAACCACCAAAACACCGTCAAAATTGTGCACACCAGCGTACGCGTCGGGGTTTTCCGCTGACCATAAGCGTCCTTCGACGCCCCAGTAGCGGGTGCCCTTTTTCAAATCACGCTCCACAAGCTCAGTCAGCCACTTGGCTGGCATCACTCTGGTGGCTGAAACCTCAAACCAGTGTGAGTTGATAGACATCGCCAGCCATTTTGTGATCTCGGCCCAGGTGATCGACCTGAGCTGCGATTCACTATTGGCCGAAATGATGGTCGTCGAGCCAATGCGCGTTGACGCCATCCATATGGTTATCCAACTGACTAGGGCAGACTTGCCAATACCACGGCCAGACGATATGGCCTCTTGCAACACGTCGAAGTCCAGCTTACTTTGGTTAGATTTTATGTGCACTGCAATATCCAACAGCACCTCGCGCTGCCATTTGCGCGGGCCTTGGAAGTTTTCCAGCGGTGTGCCCTTGACACCCCAAGGAAACGCGAACATCACAAACGCCAGCGGGTTGTCCTTGATCGCCGGACTCCAGAGTCTGGCCATCAGTTCCTGTTCGTCTTCAGCGCTGTAGATGGTGTTCTGCATTTAGTGTCTGTTCTAGCTTAGGGCTTGGCTCATTAGCGATCACGTCAATAACCCGTGACTCCGCTTGGCGTAACGCGCCGATGATTGATATGCGCTGATCGACATCTATGCTGATGGACTGCTTGGCCACCCAGCCGTGTGAGTGTTGCAGGATTGCCAGCGCCGCTTTGGCGTCGCCTTCGGTCGCCGCTTTGTGCAAACATTTGGACATTTCCAGTTCGCCGTCGGCTTTGCCTTTGAGCGCTGCCATGTCGGCGATGGGGTCTAGCTCGCACAGTTGCCGGTACTCGGTAGGCAACATGCCGGAGGCCAAGGCCAAGGCATCGCCTTTGAGGCCGAGCTTGGCGGCTTCGTAAATCTTGTTCAAGCGCGCTTCGGTCGCAACGATCTTGCGCGGCTCAAAAGGGAGGCTGTGGAACGTCATGCGCGGAATATACCAAAGAAATGCTGGCGCAGGGAGTTCTAGAAATACAAAGTTAAGGAGCTATGGTCAATCCAGTTGCTATGCGCGCAGCAATAGGAATATATCAGCCTGTGGGTCATGTGGGCAATTTAAAAATAAAAAAAAATTGTTTGTGAAACCTACGTCACCGTTGGCCCTTGGCCGCCGGCCCTACCCCCCCCACCCTCCTAAGTTAGTGAGCACTTACTTACAGCAGCCTGGTTAGTGAGCGCTTACTTACAGCAGCTAAGTTAGTGTCTACTAACCTTTATCACTATGCTAAGTTAGTGAGCACTAACTTAGTGAAGTGAGCGGTCACTAACATGGCCATCGGCTGGTGGTTAGTGGCCACTAACATGGCCGTTTGACCTAAGTTAGTGGCCACTAACCCAAAAAGTGTGGGTCATTTGAATGACCCACACTTTTTCCTTTTAAAATCATAGGCTTACGTCATTTTTTGGCGTTTGTGGGTCATTTTTTTGAAAACTTGAGTCGCGCGCCAAACGGCATGGTCCACATCCTACTGTATAGCTATATAGTATTACATTTTTAAAGTCCTTTATATATACCCTAAAAAATGACAATATGACCTACAAAGTCAAAAAAAGTCAACGGCCATAAGCTTTTTTTGTAGGTCATTTAAGCCGGTGCACGGTTGCCCACACTTAACCCAAAACGCCCACACAAAATAGGGTAAACACCTAGAAAATAATTGTTGACAAGTGCAAGGGATATCCTTACATTAATATCACTGGCCGCGATATTGCAGCCAGGCAATCAACTAAACGAAAGTAAGACCATGACAAAATCAGAGACACGCGAACTACTAAAAATTATCGGTTATTTAGATGAATCTAATCTGCGCGGACTGGCCGCGCGCTCGCTGGCCACGCTCATCCGCAGCACACGCGGCCGCAACACACGCGCCGAGCTCTTAGATTTTGCCCGCGTCAACCGCTTGAATGAGCGTATCGAATTCAAAATCTAAACCACACCGGCCGGCCACGCGCCGGCCACAAAATAAACTAAATTAAAGGAAAGTATCATGTCAAAAATTCTAGGATATATCGCATATGAAGGCCCGAGCATTATCGACGGCTCGCCCATTGTCGTTATCGTTAATAAAATCGACGGCTCCGACAATGTCAAAACCGGCGCGATTGTGCAAACATTTATTTTGCGCTCGGATATTTCACCGATCGACGCGCTCAATACTGGTGCCGACGTGTCAATATGTGGCGATTGTGGCCACCGGCCGTATCTGATTAAAACCGGCGAGAGCGACGAGCCACCATGCTATGTCAACGTCGGCCGATCGGTTCGCGCGGTATTTGACGCATACAAGCGCGGCCGCTACGTTAAAGCGGACGAGGCCACAATTGCGCGCGCGCTGGCCGATAAAATTGTCCGGCTGGGCACTTATGGCGACCCGTTTGCCGCGCCGGTGGCCATGTGGCTCAAAATCTTACGTTATGCAGCTGGGCACCGTGGTTATACGCATCAGTGGCAGCGCGCCGATTTTGACGTGACCGCGTGGGCTCCGCTCGTAATGGCCTCGGCCGACAATATCGACGAAGCGGCGCACGCTAATTTGCTCGGTATGCGCGTTTTTAGGGTATCTGTCGGCGTTGACGTGCAAGCCGGTGAGGCGTCATGCCCAGCGAGCCGAGAGGCCGGCGCGCGCGCCACGTGCGCGAAATGTACATTGTGCAGCGGCACGTCGATCAACGCGCGCGACATTGTGATAGCAGATCACGCCACTGGCCACGCTCGCCGCGTCATTAGACTGGCCACGGTTTAAATTGTCAGTACTAGGGGCCGCTCGGCCCCTAGTGCGGGTAATTTCGCCCGATTCGGTAAAGTAAAGGTAAATCATGACTATTAAAACCATGCTTGCAAAATATAAGGGCACGTGCGCGCGCACTGGCGCGCCTATACGGCCAGGCGATGAGATCCAATACGACACGGCCACGCGCCGCGCATGGATCACGGACGAAGACGACATGCCGCGCCGCGCCAGTACATACGTGTCCGATGTGTTTCAGATCGGTGGGCGCGAATACTACCAAAATAAAAACGGCCGGTGTATTGACGCGCCATGCTGCGGGTGCTGCTCATGAGCTATCAAATCGAAACCTACACACTGTGTCAAGGCTGGATCAATATTTGGTCCGATGATGACGTGCCGGTGATTTTCGACACGTATACGGCCGCGTCGGCCGAGCTGGCCGAATACTTGGCCGAGCTGGCCCACGCGGTAAAGGTCGGGCATTTGGACGACTATAACCCCGACGATTATCGGATTATGGAGCTGGCCATATGACCTACTATAAAAGCAAAGCGGCCGCTCAGGCGCTCGCGGATGAATTGACACTACAGGACCGCGACGCGTGGCGGTATGAGGTGCACGGGGCCGCGCGTGGCTTTTACGTCGCGGTATTTGACGACGACGGACATTTTCTGGGGAATTTATGAAAGATTATTTTGCTGCTCTGATTATCGCGGCCGCGCTCACAGTGTGCGCGCTGGCTTATTTTGACGTTTTGATTAAATAAGGGGAAACCATGAGAACGATTATTTTGGGAACTACACGCTACACCGTGCGCGATGATCGCACGGACATCATGGCCGCGCACGCCAAGTGCACCGGCAAGCATAAGCTGGTGAAGTCTAAGGGGGCCGAAAAGCGCTTTTATCCGGTTTACTGGTCGGGCGATTCGACGGCCGAATATGTGGCCGAATATGAGCGATTAAATAAGGTTCGAAGCCTGCTACCGTGGGACTGGGCCCAGCTGCGGGCCGAGCCATGCATGGCGCCAGTGGGCGAGGATAGTGCGTGGGAGGTGACAGAATGAACCCGATATTCGCACAGGCGCTGGCCCCTTGGACACCACCGCCAACACCCACACCGGCCGAGCTGGTAACGCGCGCGCTCATTCTAGGGCTCACCGCGCCGGACGCCGAGCGGGCGCAGGAATGCGCGGACATGGCCGAGCACTGGGCCCAAGGGCTCACGGATGCCGAGGTCGAAGCCTGTAAAGCGGAGGCCATGCAATATGTCTAATTTGACTGATTTTTGCGCGCTGCCGCGCACAATGTACGAAATTGAGGCCGAGGGGTTTACCCGTGACATGGTCTATGGGGCCGTGAAACGTGGCGAGCTGGTGAACCAAAACCGAAAGGATGCATGGGGGAGAACCAGGCGCGGCGCTGGCCTGTTTACCGTGGCCGCACCGGCACCGGCCTATGATGCCGCGCCACTGGTGGAAGCATGGCGATAATCTGCGCGGCCATATTGGCCGCTATACTGGCGGTGCTGCTCGGTTTATAGCAGTTGCCAAACCTTAACGGGCCCCTCACGGGGCCCTTTTTTTACGCCTCGACCATGTCGCGCAGGTCGGACTTTGTGGCTTTGGCCAAATCAGGGGCGCAAAAGATATGCTTCTTTGTGCTATGGGTGCGCGACGCGACGCGGCCCATGTCAACCCAGTTGGCCTCCTTAAGCGCGTGTAAGAGCGCGGCCTGCACTATCTTGACGCCAGTGGGCGCCATGCCCTGCAAGCGGTCGCATACACCGTGGAAGGGCGACGCGATGACACCACGGGAAAATTCACCCACGCGGCGGCGTAGCTGGTCGACCAGGAATGACTCGGCCGTACTCATGCCATGCTCGACCATGATGGCCTTGGCCTCAGTGAGCGGCGGGGGCGCGTTGGGGTTCCAATCGGACACGTCGCGGGTGTGCAGGTAATGGGCGACGGCCTCAAAGCCGCCTCGGTGCTGGTACCAGTTCCACAAGCTCACCGCCTGAGCTTCGGGTAGTTTAGGGGCTGCGCTCCACAGGACAAACCAACGGCGATCCTCTGAGGGTAACGATATGGCCACGCGCTCATTACTGAAAGCGATGACAAAAACGCGGTTCAAAGCCATATAGGGGTGCAAACCCTTACGGTTGACCATGAGAAGTTCAGGGGGCGCTGCAATGATGGGCTTGAGGGTGTTCTCTAAGGCGCGGCGGTCTTTGGCCTCTGCCTGCCTCAATTCGGCGATCTCCATCACTTCGCACTCGAGCGCGTAACCCCACTGGGACGACAGGTCCTCGTTTTTGACCAGTGAGCAGTTGGCCTTAGCCTCACCGCCAATCGCCCAAAAGAAGGGGGCAAAGAGGGTGTCTTTGCCGCTGCCGTGGTTGCCGCCCATGAGGATGGCGTGGTTAATCTTATGGGCGGGGAATTGCACCTTATGGGCCAAGGCGTTGAGCAGGTGCTCGCGCTCGAAGGGCTCGGGGATCATGCGCTCGACGTGCTCTAACCATTTGCTGACATCCCCAGGCGCGGCCTTGGGGCGGGCGTCGCGCCAGCGGTTGCCGTAGACCAAGCCATCACGGGCGACCAAAATGGACGCGCCAGCGGCGTAGGTGATACCGGCCAATGCCTTAGCTCCCTTGGCTTGGCGGTTCTCGTCGAAGCAATGCGACGCCTCAATCCGACGCTTGGCGTTGTGGATCGACTTGCAGTCTATGTGCCGGAATAAGGCGTTGAAGGTGCTGCGGGTTACTTCGCGGCGGTCGGTCAAGTCGAAATAACCATCATCTGCTTGAACGTAGGCGAACCGCTCATACCATTCGGCCTTCTCAATACGGCCAAGCTCTTTGCGCTCGACCTCGGCGATGACGCGGGCGGCCTCATTGGGGTACTCGATGGTGGGCGTGAGCTTGGACAGCGCCGAGTCCATCGCTTGGGCCAACAGTTCCTCACGCAAGCCTGGGGTGTGTGCTGGGCCGTCATTGTCGGCGACCCATTGCAGGAACATGCGCGAATCGAAGTCCACGCAATGCGAGTGCAGGCAACAATAGGCGCGGTTGGCGGGCATGTAACGGCCTTCGGGGTTGCCGTCGGTGTGCTCGGCACCGTTGGGGCAGATGACGCCAGCCCAGCCCTCGCCGTTGGGGCGGGAGAGAAGCAGACCCTGCTCAGACAGCCACGCCATGACGTCATCCGCACCATCGTCGGACAAGCGGATGGGGCGCAGGGTGAGGGAATCGGCCTCGACTGGTGTGACACCCAAGGCTTCGCAAATGTCACCTAGTGTGTATTCGCGTTCTGGGTGGAACTCGACCAAGCGGGACTCGAAATGGTTGCGGTCGGGCTTCAGATTGACTGAACCAGGCAGTCGGAAGTTGCGCACGGGGTTGCAGGCACCTGGGTCGGTATAGCCCGCGTCGGCGATCGCTTTGATGGCTGCGCTGAACTCGGCCTTGGTGGGCTGGTCGCTGAAGGCGTAACCCCACTGGAATGAGCCCTCGGAGGTTTCCATAATCCACGTGGGTTCCAACGGGGGCGTCTTGGACTTGGTGCCGATGTCGTCGAGCATCATCACAAGGATGTACTCGCAATTGACTGCAGACGCTGACACGCGGCCATCGGCGAAGCGGTCAACGATGAAGCTGGCGGTGTTGCCGTACCACGCTTGGCCAGCCTTGGTGCCCTTGCTGGGCAGGTACGCTGGCCATGTGCATTTGACTGCGCCGTCAGCATGTAGCTGAATCGCGCCGTCTTTCAGTTGTGGTTTTTGTCTAACAATTAGTGCGGTTTCGCCGGTTGGGGCGAGTTTTGTGATAAAGTCCAAAAATTCCAAGTTAGTGCTCCCTTACAAGCCCGCCTGCCAGCGGGCTTTTTATTTGCCATATCGAGACATGATCGCCACCTCTGCGCCAAGGGGTAAACCCTGAGCCCAAGCAGGTGGCGTACACATCACACGTTCCAATTGTTCAGCCATTTCCTCTGGCCTATCGGTTTCCAACACGATCTCGTCATGCACATGCAACACCACGTCATCAAGCTGGCGCAGTGAGTGGCGCAGCAGGTCGTTGGCGGTGGCTTGGGTGATATTCTCACACGCCAGCCCTTTCCATAACCTTGCGCGTGGCCATTCTTTGGCATCCGCTGCCGGTTTCCAAGCCGCCTTGGCGTAGGTCACGCCATCAGGCTCAAGTTTGGCGAAGGGGTAGCAAAGCACACGTCCAGAGGGCAAAGCATACCAAAGATGCTGGCCGTCATACATATAGGTAACCCGCCCCACGCTGAACTCATGGCCCTTGTTTCGCATGGCGCGGGTGTAGGCTTCTTCTAGTTTTTGCCAATAAGGTACAGACCACGGATTTGCGCGACGCCATGCGTCCACCATGCGCTTAGCGTCGGACTCAGGCAGGTGTACGCCGTACACACGACCCATCGCAGCAAAGGCACCAATACCACCGGCAAAGCCGCAAGCTAACTCTTGGACTTTGCCGATCTGACGCTGGCGGTCGTCTACCGCGTCCACGGCCACGCCAAAGGTGGCCGAGGCGTTGACCTTGTAAACGTCCTCACCCTTGGCAAAGATGGCCAGCTTGCGCTCGCCTGCTGGGCAATTGGACAGCCACGGGTTGGCGCGCGCTTCGATGGACGACCAGTCGGCCACGACTAGGTGTTTGCCCTTGGCCGGTATCAGTGCGGGCCTGAGCATTCCTTTGAGGACATCAGTAACGCGCTTTCCAAATTGAGGAACAATTGAATGGCCTCTGACCATTGCAGTTCTAACGTCTTCGGGGAATTCGGCGCATCGCCTAGTGAAATTGTGAACTTGGGCTCCATAGCTTGAGGCGCGTCCTGTGGCAGACCCTCCAGCAAATACAAAGGCACCCCGTACTCGGTGGTCTTCGACATCTGCAAGGCTTGCAAGGCGGCTGAACTTCGCAACCGAAGACGCCCATAGGTCGTCCGCGCATTGGATAACCTCGGCAACAGCGGGCGATATCTCATCGGGGTTCTCCATCGCAAGCAGGTTGGCTCGCACAGTCTTGTCAATTGAATATTTCTTCTCGCCGTCCTTAAAGGACTCCATCAGCTTCAAAGCCTGTGGCCCTACGCGGTCGATCACCCATTGGCGCATCTTAGGCGACCTGACGCTGGTGATCTCGCCCTCGGTGACCTCGGCCACGATCTGTTCGATCTCGATCAATTCATCGCTGGCGAATTTGATGGCGGCGTTGCACAGCGGCACGTCCACCAACACGCCACGGTCGTTGATGCGTTCGTTGACGTGGTAGTCGGCCAACTCGTCTGCGCTTAACGGGCGCAGGGCTTTGCTGATGGAGCGCATGGCACGGACGTCCTGCTCGCAATAGGCCACCATCTCGGCCATGAGCGCGGGGTCTTCCCTGAACGTGCCGTCGGCCTGTGGGATCGACAGCAAGCGGATCAGTTGCGCGCCACGGTGGTCTTTCTTCATAGACGCGCCAGCAAAGCGACCCACGTCTTCCAGCGAGCCAGGCGCGCAGTTGGCGCGGGCTTGTGCTGCGGTGCAGACAAACTGCTCAAGCTCAAAGTTAATGCCCAACACGTACCAAAAGATCAGGCGCTCAAACGCCGCGTTGTGGGCGTAGATTGGGCCGGTGTGACGACTGATTAACCACCTAGGAAAGGGTTGGTCGGGCGTCCATGTCTCAACCTCATCGTCGTCAAAGGCGTAGGACATGCACAGCACTTCGGTGCTGGCGTCCTGAGCGTAGTTGTAGACGCCGTGCTTGGGTAAGTCACAGCGGCTACGGGTTTCGAAGTCTATCCAAAGCATTCGTGTCTCCTTTCCAATGCCGCCTGTCACGCGGCATCAGGAAGATTACTCTTGCGTTGGTGGGGGTGGCAGTTGCTGTTGAGCCTGCATACGGATCTTGTCCATCAGCGAGCCCAAGAGCGCCATGATGGCGTTGACTTCAGCAATGTCGAGTTCAATCTTCATGCTGACCTCCGGCGACGGCCTGCTGGAGCGGGTGCTGGTGCTTCCTCAGCAACAGGTTCGGCTTCGCCATCCATGCTGATCCACTCGGTCACAGCAAACACAGGCGTATAGATCTTGCCGTAGGACTTGTGGGCGTAGTGGTCCTTTTTGAGGCTCACAACAGCCACAGGCTTGGTTTGATCCTTCTCGACCTGCTCGGCCAAAGCGACTGCAATGGCTTGGACCGCTTTTTTACCGCCGACCGAGGTCGTGGTGTAACGCGCTTCCATACCCTTGTCTTCGCCGCTGATGCACTTCAGAGACAGACCCACCTGAGTTTCCCAACCCTTCTTTGCACCTGGGGGCGCTTCGTCGAGTTCAGGCAACGGTTGGCTGACGCTAGTCATCTTCTCGGCCAACACCTCACCATCACCCCAAGCAATGAAGCCGTGGACAAAGGAGAAGGGATTGATCGCCCACTTGCTGTCGTCTTCGACTTCGGTCTGATCGGCACCGAAGACCCAATGGCCAGTCTTATCCATTTTGAGGATGACCGTACCGGCTGGACCGACGTCTGCTTGGATCGACCGCAAAGCGGTTGACAGGGTGGACACTGCTGGCAAGCCAGCTTGAGAGAACGCTACTAAATTGGACATGATTTTCCTTATTGAAGTTTAGAGAGGGCAGCGGTAAGTTGCTTCCCGATTTGCAACACTGCTGGGCGCGGGTCATCCGCGCTTGCCAATGTTGTGCCTGAAGACACTGACACGACGAGGTCGTCGGGCAATGCCTTCTTGCTCTTTTTGAGTTCCTTCTCCGCTTGCGCGGGAGAAATGATCTCTTGTTTAAATGGGTTAATGTTCAGGTCAATTAACGCCATAGTAGCCGCAGCTTCATCCGTCCACTGACGTATGCCACGCTTGTTGACCAGTTTATATCCTGGGACTGACGCGCCGCTGTCAAGGATTTGGTGCGCCAGCGCACGTAAGTCTTTGATCCAGTCTTCCAGCATATCAGCGTTGGCCAAGTACGCGCCAAGCATCGGCGCATCAATGGACTCGATTTGCGTCTTCAACGCGCGGTCTACTGCGCCAGTCATCTGTGGGCAGATGGGCTTGGCCGTACACCAACGGCAGTGGTCACCAATCTTAAGCTCGGCGTTGGGTTGCTGCGCCAGCTTGACGGCCTTTACCAAGTCCTTCTCAAACTGGGCAATGCGAGCAGGTGTGGTCACCCAACGCTTGACTGCTGGCGGCTGGACGATGACCATCTCGATTTCTTCGACGTCAACAAACGCCCACTTGGTTTCTTCGGTACGCATAGCGGCAGCGGCGTAGAACATGAGTTGAGGATTCTCTTCCACATCAACAGCCACGCCATCACCAAACTTCCAGTCCAAAACCACCGCGCGGCTTCCGATCCTACCGATAAGGTCAGTACTACCGAAAACACCAGGCAATAAATCACCGAACCCAACACGTGACTCAGCTTCAATTTCCATCTCCTTGTTGGGGTCGATCTGATCCAGCGCCGCAAGGGCAGGCACCAGTTTGTTGTCGATCAAGTCAAGCGTCAACACTTGGTCGTTGTACTTGGTGTGCAAGAACTCTTCGGGGTGTTTGTCCGACATCACAATTTCAGCGATGACGTTGTGCAACAGCGTACCTTCGTCGGCGTACTTGTTGCTAGGCTGGGGTGGCATCTTCTGAACCAAGGCCACACTGCCTGGGCAGTTCATAACGCGCTTGGCGGTTGAGCCGCCGACTATTTTACTGTGATCCACTGAACTCTCCTGTAATTGATTGAGACTGAACTATAGCACAGAAAATAAAACTGTGCTAAACTTTTTGACATGAAAGAAAAAATAGTTGAAAATCATTTCGTATGGGCGGTTGAGCGCATTGGTGGCAAGACGTACAAGTTCACGTCCCCAGGGCGCAAAGGCGTAGCTGACAGGATTGCGTGTTTGCCTGACGGCAGTACATGGTTTGTGGAATTGAAGACTAAGGGCGGCAGGCTGTCGGTGTTGCAGAAGATGTTCATGTCGGACATGGCTTTGCTGAACCAACGGTATGCGTGTTTATGGACGATAGAACAAATTGATGGGTGGCTCAATGAAAGGTCAGTTTAAACAGAAAAAAGTAGCGTTTTCGTTGAACCGCGTAGCTAACCATTTGATCACCAGATCGGAGCTTGAGTCTGTAGCTAACGATTTTATGGCGGGCGCTACTGGCGATCCCATAGTTGACAAAGTTGTAGACGAATTTTTAGCAACAGGCAAGTTGGATTTGATCGCGCTAAAGGTGTTTGTTAAACGGGTCTATTACTTAGGAATGATGGAAGGAACGCGTCGAATTAACTCTGATCCCCGCATCAGGTACGTTAAGGCTAAAAAAGATGAAACTTAGACCCTACCAAGACGAAGCCGCTGACTTCTTGTACGAGCGCGACCGCGCCATGATTTTGGCACCTGTCGGCGCTGGCAAGACAGCCATCACCTTGACGGCCATGCAAGACATGCTCTTCAACGAAGAGGTTGGGCGCTTCCTTGTCCTTGCACCCAAGCGCGTCTGTACCGACGTGTGGCCAGTCGAGCAACCCAAGTGGGCACCCTTCCACGAAATTGCCGTGGCGGTGGGCACACCCAAGCAACGGTTGGCGGCGCTGCGGTCTGACGCCCGCATTGTGGTCAGGAACTACGACAACATCCAATGGCTGGCCGAGCAAGAACTAGATTTTGATGCCATCGTGTTTGACGAACTGACACGCTTGAAGAACCCGTCTGGCACACGCTTCAAGGCGCTGATGAAGGTGCTTGACCCCATGACCATCCGTTGGGGCTTGACGGGTTCATTCACCAGCAACGGCTTGGAAGATGTGTTTGGCCAGTGCAAGATCGTTGACCAAAGCCTGCTTGGCCGCTCCAAGGGCGCGTTCATGCAGCAGTATTTTGTACTGATCAACAAAGACTTCGGTGAGTGGGCACCACGCGTCGGATCGTTGGCCGGCGTCATGGAGCGCATCAAACCGGCGACTTACGTCTTGGATGCTGGCGACTACAAAGACAAGCTGCCGCCCATAAACGTGGTCGAGGTGCGGTGCGATCTAGATGACCGTGAGCCTTACGAGAAGATGAAGAAGGACTTCCAAGCGTTGGATGTCACCGCGATAAATGCGGGTGTGGTGACGGGCAAGTTGCAACAGATGGCCAGTGGCTTCGTATACGACACACGTAGGACTGCCTCCGAAATACCTGGTAGGTTCGATTCTACGCAGACCGCCGTATGGTTCAGCAGCCATAAATTTGATCGCCTTGAGGAGTTGCTTGATGAAAACCAACACGCCAATACCATCTTGGTCTACCAGTACCAAGAAGAACTTGCCGAGATTAAGCGACGTTTTACCGTTACAACCCTTGACGACGTGGACGCAATTGAACGCTGGAATGATGGCAAGGTCAGACTACTCGCAGTCCATCCAAAGTCAGCGGGTCATGGCCTCAACCTTCAGTTTGGGGGCTGTCACATGGTGTTTCTGTCCTTGCCGTGGAGTTTGGAACTGTACGAACAGACCGTTGGCCGTTTGCACCGCTCAGGCCAAGCACACGCTGTGTGGGTCTACGTGATGATGACCAACAAGACTGTGGACGAAAAGATTTGGGGTGCGCTACATGACAAGCGCGCTGTATCGGATATTGCTATGGAGGCTTTGAAATGAGATTACTTAAATGGAAGACCCAGCTAAAGGCTGAGAAGTCTATTCACAAGATATACCAACGCGACTTCAACGCTGCTTGGCGTAAGTTGAGCAAGAGCATGGAAACAATCAAAAAACTGGAGGACAAAATTGCAACTCACCTGGCGTCAATTAAATAATGAACTCAAGACTTTTGACGAGCAAAAGGTCTTGGATATGCTAAACCATGAGCGCGCGAATGCTAGGCGTGTGGTGGTGTTGGAGCGCCTGCACCAACGCTACACCACGCTAAGGGCGTCACGCGAACGTATCGAACTTTTACAGGAGGCTAGACAACCATGAAATATCTTTTAGTTTTGATGCTGACCGGCTGCGCCGCAGGATCGTCTTGGAACGCCAGTCTGTTGGATGGCGCCAGTAGCACCGCGCAGCAGAAGTTGACATTGGACAAGGACATCCAAGCGATGAGCCGCAACGAGGTGATCTTGGCCGTGCAGGAATGTGAAAGCTCTGGCCTTCGCGCCGTGATGATCATTGCCAAGCGCAAGATTAACAACTACACCGCAGACGTTGTTGCTGACGTGTCCTGCGCGCCTAAATACAGGTATTGATATGACACAAGAAGCATTGAAGCTAGCACTTGAGGCGTTGGAAACCCCTTGGAATGCGCCTTATGTTGATGGTTGCGATTTGGCACTAGGTAAGCGAGTGAAAGCCATCATCGCCATCAAAGAAGCCTTGGCACAGACGCAAGACGGGCAATGCAAATACTGCACAGATGGTTGCCCCGCTTGTGACGCTAGGAAATTGCCACCACAGCGCACATGGGTAGGGCTGACGGATGAGGAGATTGATAAATTAAGAAGCGGATACCAATCGGGACGCATTGGTTCTTTTGTTGCTCTTGCCCAAGCCATTGAAGCCAAACTCAAGGAACTCAACACATGACATTCAGAGAGACAACCATCAAGTACATCAAGGATGTCATCAGGGCAAAGACTATCCATGAAATCATTGCACATGAATTGCATGAAGCACACCTACGCAAGTTGGAAGCTGAGACTGCTGCGGACTACGCCCATGCCAACATCCAATACAACGAAGAGCGCATCAAGCGTCTTGAGGCGCAACTGTTGAAACACACAAAAGAGGGTGATTATGCTTGAACGCATACGCGCGTTTTTCAAACCCAAGACGCTTGTGGTAGAGCAAGGCGCGGCGTGGTATTGCACCGAATGCAAGTTGGTATTCATAACTAAACAAGCTGGCGCACAGCATAGCTGTGAGTACAGATTTCAAGATGCAATCATGGGAATGAAGAAAAATGCTGAAACCAAAACGTGAACTGACCAAGAACGGTAGATCTATTACCGTTAAAGTAACACAGAGCGAATACGACGAATGGGTGAAACTTGGCAAAGGTAAATGGTTGAGGTCGTTTTTGAAAGACAGCAGATTTGAAAGGAAAGCAAATGCCAGCGTTTGAAACATGGAGCCATGACAATTTGGCCAAGTTTGCTGCCCAAGCCTACGCCAAGATGCAAGAACAACACGACCGCATCGAACAATTGCAAAATGAATTGAAAGACGCCATCAAGGCATACAGAGAGTTAAATAAATGATTGCAACCGTACTTGCCTTGGCCATAGGCGCAATCATCGGCGTTGGGACGCTGTTCCTTTTGGCTATGCTTTTGGCACACGTTCAAAATGTGGACAGTCCACCAGATTGGAGAAGTTCCCGCCCCAACGATTTTTCGGGTGAAGACTCTCCCAGTACGCCCCAAGAGGCGCAAGAACCGCCTTATCCCAAATGATCTTGCCATCTTTGAAAAAGTTCAGATCAATGGCGCAGCGTTTCAAGTGAATGCTGTTCATGGTTTTGGAGCGGCCTGTCTTGAAGTAGATCGCTTGTTGTTCGGGTGTTCTGGCCAACTCACCGCCAGTGACCACAAAGCCTTGGGCGGTGGCGTGTTGGATCAGTTTGCAAGCATCCAGCAAGAATGCGGCTTGTTCGGTAGATAGGCTCATTTATTACCCTTTCGCAGATTGTCTATTGCTGGAATTACTCTCAGGTTTTTATACGCATGGAGTCCACCACGACTTAAAGGAACTATGTGGTCAACATGGAAACGTTCACCCAAAGACATGGCTTGGTAAAAATCTCTCAAAACATATAGCTGTTCTATTTCGACAGAAGTTTCACCCGTAAGCAAAGTTCTACGTTTTGCACAATCCGCAAGGATTCTTGCTTTGTTTTCTGTTCTATCTTTCTTTTTCCATTGATAAACTTTTTCAGGGTTGTTTGCTCTGTACAGATTGTTTCTTTCTAGCTTTGCTTTGTAATTTTTCTTGGTGCTTTTATTCACAGCCAACCTATGCGCTTCAGGATTTTTTAGTCTTCTTTCACGCATTATTTCAGCAAAGCACGATTTGCAACGTGATTGCACTCCTGATGCTTCCCGCCTATCAGGACTAAAATCTGTAAAAGGTTTTTTTACTTTGCATAAAGAACAGATTTTCATCTAGCCTTACTCCGCATTTCTGTAATCTTCTCGACTGTTCTTGACCCAAAATAAGCGCCAAAAACAAGCATTCCCCAATTTCCAAGCAACGTGACGTAGGACTCGTTTGCGTTGTACCCATAGGCAGACATTAAGGCGAACAGAAAGTACCCCAAGAAGATGGCAATCAAGCTCATGGGTCGGATGTTCTTTGACAACCATGAATCACTAGACATATCTGCTTCCCAGCGGTCTGTGATGTTGTCAGCGTCAGACTGAGCAGCCTTTGCCAACAGATCAAGCTCGGCTAGCTCCATCTTGGCCTTTTCAATTCCAAGCTCAAGCAAGCGCTCTTCATGTTCAAACTGCAACTGGCGCAGCTTGCTGACGTCTTCAGGCGTGGGGTTGTCGGGGATCTTCACGCCAAGCGTGTTCTCGACCACCTCTTTGCCTTTGGCTTGGATGGCGCTGGAGAGCAGTCCCAGCCCGTTTTGGGCAAGACTACCTAATAGGGTGGCTACGATAGGTAACATCTGTTTTCTTCTCCAAAATTTTTACATCTACGCAAATCGCTTCAACCGTTCTGCCTTGCTTGATTAATTCAATTTTTCTTTTAGCAATTTCCTGCTCACACTTTTTTTCTTCTAACATGTAAATCTCTGATTGGAAGAACTCACATTCCAATGCAATACAAATATACAACAGCGGAATGTAAATTGTCACTTTTTTTCCTTTTCAACCTGCCGTCTGAGTTTTTCTACTTTTTCAATTTGCGCTTGGGCTTCCTTTTTGGTTTGCAGTACGTCTATGTACAACATTCCCAAAAGAGGTAGCAACAATACTACAAGAATACACGCCGCAATCCATCCCATAACTACTTCCCAATCCTGTACAAGAGGCCGAGGAGCAACCACATATATAGGAGGAATAGGATAGTCACCAGCAGATACGCTTGTCTTTCTCTTAGGAGCCGCTCCCCCTCTTTGCGTTGCCATGATTCGTCATCCCGTTTCTTCCTTGCTTTGTCCTGCTCTACTTTGATAACGTCCCGCATCTCAAACACTTTGCTGTAAAGAGCCCCCATCTCTTTAGGAGCGCCGTACACCATCGCCTCTCGGATCTCAGTCTCAAGCAACGCCATTTGGTCTTGCGCCATAACTCGTTTTAGGGCGGCTTCCATCAGGTTGGCATCAGGGTCGTAGATGGTCTTTGAGCGTTCTTCCTCTTCCCGTATATGCGCCGCAAGTTGTTCTTGTAGTTTAAAAAATTGAGATAGCTGGGTAACAATGTCTGCCATGACTTGGGTTTCGTCAACAGCTACATAGGTTTCCTTCTTTTTCGCCACAGGCTTTGGCGTGTCTTGTTTTGTTCCAAAGAGCTTAGACCAGAACCCACGGACTTCGTTTGTGACACCAACAACGTCATTGACGGCTGACTTGATCTCCATGAAAGACGTTTTGGCGTCTTTGTAGAGTTTGCATCCTTGTTTGATGGCGGCAACACAGGCGTTGGCAGCAAACAAGATGCTGAGCGGGTCAATTTACAGCCCCAAGATTTTCTTGATCAACTCGCCAGCAAAGCCTGGACCGAGCAACACCGCAGCGATCACGACGTAGAGCAGATACTCAATGCGCGTCATGCGCTTGTCGCCATCGACAAATGACTTCTCAATAGCCTCGTACCTTTGGGCGCAAATGGCTTCATGCACGGCGAAGTCTTTTTCAATCATCGCTTGGCTCTGGTGTGTTGCCCTCTGCAAGCCATGCTAAGTAGGCTTGGTAGTCTTCATTTTCTTCAATCATAGGAATGAATGATTCGTTTTCATCCATCTTGATGACAATTTTTTTGCCATCCACAAAATTAAATAATTTATACATTTTTATAGCTCCGCAGGCATTTCAAAATCACGAACATAAAAAGTATCTCCTGCGGCGGCAGAAGCATAACTGAAACGAACTTGTCTAGTATTTGTAACCCCAACAGAGGGAGTACCGCTAATATTGCTTGATGCAGATGCCGCCGCCGTATATGCTGGTGTATATGATGAAGTGCGTTTCTCAACAACAGTTAAAGCTGCAGCATAGTTTTGAGAAGATGGCGCATAAGTTCTTACATCAAACGTAGCCTTCTCATAATACCTTTGACAAAGCGCCAACTCAGTCCCATAAGGTCTGTAATCAAATGACGTTGCAATGGACGATTTCTCCAACTGCACGTTGCCAACCACCCAAGTGCCAGAAATCTGAGCGCCAACAGTAAAGACAACCTCTATACCTGTTGTAGCGGCGGCAGGAATACTGATTTGGGCGCTGTAATTAGTTAAAGTTGATGTGACAGTAAATGTGCCTGTCGCAATCTGTGTTCTTGTAGGGCTTGCCAATGTGCCAAATGTGTCAGTGGTGTTGGCATAGTATGCAGTCCATGTAACTGTGGTTAGCAAACTGTTTGAAAGATTAACAGACAACGTGGCGTTAGAGCCAGCCATGTCATAGCTATTCAATTGTTCAATACGTTGACCAACGCCAATCGCCGTGACTGATGCTGCGCCAGTAATCTGCAAGTTATTCTTTATTGCGCCTGAACCAGCTACTTGTGCCGCAGTTACGTTTGCGCCAGTACAGTAGACATAAAAGCGGTCAACAGTCGAATAGCCAGCCGCAATGGTTGAGCCAGCGGTGATGGTCGCAGACGTTGCTCTTTGTGCAATTTGCATTGCGCCATTGATGATGCGGTTGCGAAAGCCAAACGTAGAGGCAGAATCAAATTGCCCTGCAAGGGTAATACCTGTTGTTCCTGATATTGCGATAGGCATTATTTATTCTCCAGTGCTGTCGTTTTGTACCCAAATTGATTCTGGTAAAGAGGGAAATGTGGGGTTCTCAGTGGGAGAAACTGCCAATTGCCGAATCTTTAACCTGTACTCAATCAATTCATTTTGGTTTTTAA